TGTGTGGCGTCTAGGTGCCATCCGGTGTGTTGTACAGTCATTCTTGTTTTTGTGACGTGGAGCGCTACAGCGATGTCGATTTCTTTAAAGAAATTATTGACGCCTTTGTGGCATAGTACTTCTTTAAGTTCGGGGACATTCATGTAGGCTTTGTCGTTTTCCCATCCAACGAAATGAGGGTTGTCAGGGTTGTCGAATTCGGCGTCCCAGCGGTCTCCGTACATGTCTAGAGGTTCGTTGGGTACTGCATTTGGAATGACTGCAAAACCGTATTTCTCGTAGAACTCGGGAGTGTCGGTGCGTTCACCGTTGTATTCGTAATTATCAATAATGACTATTTGTTCCATATTGCTACTATAGCATACTTTATTAGGGAGCTACCTTCTCGTTTTGTACAAAGTGTGAATAGGTGACGGGCATGTTTTCTTGTAAGAAGTATTCCAGTGTGTTAGCGTACTGTCTGATTTCCCATTGAGCCGTCTCATCTCCACGAAGTTTGATGAAGTTCATCAGTGCCCGTGCATTTGTTGTGGCGTAAAACTCGGTGTAGGTTCCAACGGGGAGGACTAATCTGGCTACTTCTTTGGCTACGCCTTCTTCTAAGAGTTTGTGATATGTGCCGAAGCTTTGCATGTATGAGAGTTTGATGCGATCTTTCGAGAATTGATAGTTTGACATCTGCTCAAATTCGTATGCGCCTGGCTTTCCTACTTGAGTCCGCATTTCTGTGGACGACGGGAGGTATGCTTCGGGGTTTAGTTCTGCGTATCTTCCTGAGTATTCGTTGTATGACCATCCGATGCGGTGCCGGAACCATTCCCGTACTACGAAGATAGGTGCTTTGACGTGGAATCTGAAGAAGTTGTGCTCAAATGGGGTTCCGTGCTTTTCTCGCATCAGGAATCCAATGAGTCCTTTGTCTTTTTCTGACAGTTCTTCAGTATGGATGCCGAAGCTTACTCTTGCTGCGTTTACTACGCTGAGGTCAGTCGCATCGCTGGCGTCTAGGCGGATAAAGCCGTTATCTAGTACGTCTAATTGATCTTTCATGTTGCTCCTTTTATCAGTATGTGTGTTTACAAAACTGACCTTAGAAACAGGCCAGCCCCTCGGGTGAGGGGCTAACCGGAGCGCTTGACAAACCTTAGGTGTTAGTGGTAAGTGAAATCGCTCTTAGCGCTACTCTATTAAATGCAGCACACAATGGTCAACCCCTACAAAGGGTTTTCTTTTTATTTATGTTTGTTACCAGGGGGTAACTTCGTCATCAAACTCTTCATTTTGGTAAGCCTCGTTTAATTCTTCATCGGTTCGCCCTGATCCTTGAGGTGCTACAGCGTTCTGGTACTGTGAAAACTCAACAACCTCAAACGGCCATGATTCTCCCCGCTTACAAAGGGCAGGCCATTCTCGGGCTTCTCGCTGACCACGGTAGTGCTTGAATTCAATAAGTTCGGGGTCGGTTGGGTCTGGCGCAAGCGCAAGGCCGAACTCTGACCACCTTGACCAAACGGCTGAACCGAATGGGCGGAGATCACGTTGCCCCCCTGACCCAAGCGGCGCATGATGCTCAATCCACAAAGCGCAGTTATAGGTGTGTCGAATGTAGTCTAGGAATTTAGCAATCTCTAGTGACACAGATTCTGCTGTACGCCCACCGGGGTCAATGAATGCCTTGTAGAGAGGCCCAAAGAAAATGATGTCAGGCTGGACTGTGGCTACATACTCTTCAATAAGCGTTTTGTCTTTTGCCGACATGAGGTCTACACCGTCAGGCTTCATAAGCAGGTGTGCATCCATTTCCTCATGTTTGCCGAACCACTTGATCTTGTCGTAAATGCGTGCCGACGTGCGCCGGATGATCCGCTCAGGGTTCTCTAGGTCAATCATCAGTGTTCTGACCTTTGGCATAACATCACGACGGAAGGGATGTATGCCTGCTGACGACATTAGCGCTACCTGTCGGGCAAGTGTAGTTTTGCCTGCGCCTTCAGCGGCTACGACAATGACTCGCTCTTGACGCTCTAACACGTTAGGGATGACCCAATCGTATGAGAGGTCTACGTCAGTTTCTAAGAACGGTGACCATTCAACGAGGTTTCCGCCGCTTTCTTGTTCTCTGTCCCTGACGCTAATGAAAGAGTCAAACTGCGATGCGACTTTACCTAGAAGAAGGTTGTCGCTCATATCCTTGCCTTTTAGATCAGAAAGACCGCTGATCAGTTTGTCCAGCGCCGAGACTTCGGTTTCTTCCAGATCAAGTTCTGGTTCCGGCATGGCCGTAGTATCGAAGGGCACAAGCGCTGACGCTAACTCTTCACCCGCATCAAGCAAGTCGGAAACATCGTTGTGTGTTCCAGGCTTAAAAACTTTAACGTTGCAGTCGGCAGCAGTAAGAACCTTGTTGACTGCTCGTGCATGAAGGTATCCCGCTTCGTCGTTATCACAAATAATGATAACGTTTGCGCCTGCTAAAGCTTCGGTGTGGTGGGGCATCCACTTGTTTTGTCCTTCTGCACCTGCGCCTCCGGGGTTGGTGGTTGCAGTCTTTCCTAACGCTTCAAGGGAGTGTACATCTTTCTCACCTTCAACGACGTAGATTGGGCGTCCTTCTTCTCTAGCGTGAATGACTTGAGGTAAGCGGTAGAGTGGCTTTTCAATGTCTGACGTGGACCAGTTCCACCCACCTGATTCTTCGGGTCGGCGCTGTCTAAAGGTTTTCTTACCCCGATCATCTACAAAGCGTAAGACCTCCATAGCAAGGGTCCCGTCTTCGTAGAAGTATTTGTATGTGTCTACAAGCTCCAGCTTAGACTTTTGTGGCTTGGGCGTGTCTTTTGGAAACAGGTCGCCAAGCTCAAGGTCGATAGATTCGCAGATTTCGCTCAGTTCACATCCACCACCACGAAGGCACTTCATCAGCACCTGGCCTTGCTTTCCTACAGAGACTCGCAGCGATGGGTTCTCATCGTCACTACGGCAGGGACATGAAGCGTCCCACTGATTTTTGCCTGATGATTTGTGGTTGATTCGGGCGAGTACGTTATCAATCGGTTCCATAGTGCTCCAAAATGTATGCCTCTCTAGTCTTCTCGTACAAGGACGTAAACATAGCACGATCTGAGTTGGTTGTCAAGGCGGTAGCGCCTGAGCCTAACCGTTTAATGGTTTGGGCTAGCACAGCGTGGGGCTTGGGATAGTCGTATGTGCCGCTGTAAATTTTTTGCCCAATGGCTTGCAGGATCGTCCAGGCTTCTTCAGGTTCGGGAGGTAGTGGTTCTTCGTTCATGTCAGACAGAACAGCGATGCGAAGTTCTCCGGGCTTGGGGAGCCACTTGCGTCCAGCCATGCCCATACGCTTAATAGTTGTTTTGGTTTCTTCAAAGGGTAGGTCGTGGACGAATTCCCAGTAGCCCTTTGAGCGAACTGTTATGGAAGCGGTGTCTAGGGATTTGTCCCAAGTGACGCTGAGCAGTTCAACGATTGCTTTGCATTCGGTCTTTTCCATACGGTAAGCATAACCCCTTTTTGGTGACTTGTCAATCCCATAATAGAAGAAGCCCCCCTTTCGGGGGGCCGTCTTCCAATCTACTAGAGTTCAATTATGGATAAACAACAAGAAACATAAGTATACTTGATTCTGAACTCTAGTAAAACCTTAATCAGAAGTCTTCAAAGGGGTCACGGTCAGGAACTGTGGCCTTCTTCTGAGGGGCAGGACGGCTTGCGCCTCCTCCACCACCTGCACCACCACGGCGGCGCTCAAGGCTCTCAATTCCAAACGTGTTGACGGCGATTGCGTCTGCAACGATCTCTACCGTTGAACGCTTTTCACCTTCTGCATTCTCCCACGAGCGCTGTTCAAGACGGCCCTTAACAATTACAGGCATTCCCTTCTCAAGAACACTGGCGGCTTGCTCTGCGATTCCTCGCCAAGCCACACCGTTGAAGTATGATGTTTCTTCTTGCCACTCGTCGCCCACCTTGAACCGCTTGTTTGATGCTACCGAAAAGGATAGCCGTGCGTTGCCATTGGCACCGAACTTCAACTCGGGGTCGGCTGTCAGGTTACCTGTTACTGTGATATCTGCATTGCTCATTAGTTCTCCTATCATTTGTCGATGTACAGATGTATGTATCTTACTGTCATCTTGATAGTGTGTCAAGACTGAATTGCTAGATTTTTTTCTTAGGACAGGTTAGACTAACAGCATGTCTGAAGAAAATATTGAACAAGCAAGAATGGCGTTATTTGACTACTTTGTGGACACCCTCGTGGACTTGTCCGATCCTGACGATGCAGACAGAGAGTTGGCGGTGGATGACATGATCCAGGTTACTACGATTTTGTTTGAGGGGCTTAGTCTGAATGTTATGTCAGAGGAGGCTGGAGTGCTGAATATTCAAGTAGCTATGTGAGCCGCAGGAGATGTGCTCCATGAAATGCCGCCTGCACATTACTCTGTAGTCAATATCGTCGGCGTTATCAACCATTGTTTCACTCCCGCTACTTACGCTTTTACCATTTAAGTAAAGAGCGTTGTGTGTAGCCCGTGCGCCACACCAGCATCGCATTCCATTGCTAATCTGAATAATACGATCCGCTAGTTCTATTAGTCGTTTGGCTGCTGAGAACAGTTCACCTTTGTACGAGGTGAGTAATCCGTATGCGTTTACTTCGATATCGCTTACGTCTACCAGATGTGCTAGTTGTTCAATCTGTTTTACGGTAAAGAACTGGACTTCATCTACAAAAATGAATTTGACTTTGGCGTCGGTGGTTTTCTCTTGCTCCGAAATTAAATCAATTAGGTTCACGTCGTCGTTAACCCCTATTGAAAGACTCATGCCGCCCATTCTGGTGCTACACACAGAGTCACCTGAACGGTCGTGCTTGTTGATTAACATAACCTGTCCGGGGAAGGCGTCTTCGACATTGAAATGAGATTGTAGCAGGTGCGTCGTTTTGCCTGACGACATTGTACCTGTGAGGAAAGTTAAGCGGGCCATGTCATTCCTGTTGTGCGCTATTCCATGTAGTTGACCGGTCGTGCCTGTATGTGGGTGACACTGTTTTTGGTACGTTTTCAAAGCCGGTTATTGCTGGAGCGTGGAAGACCTTCTTAACCGACATGGTTTTACCGAGCTTGGGGTGCGTCATTTCTGTGAGTGCATCCTCAGAGAACGACTGCTGAGTGTCAATCGTTTCGCCTGTCTCGATAAATTTGTAGGTATATGTTGGCATGTGTCTTATTATACCGCTTGTTTGACAGTTGGCAAGTCTTTATCACTGTACAATATTAATAGGTGTTAGTGGTAGGTGGAGCGGTCTTATGCTGCATAAGGGTAAACTGTATAAAAAGCTGGCTAAATTAGCGCTGGTTTGGGTATTTTTGCTGGCGTGGTTCGCCCCTGCTCAGGTATCGGCCACCACCTATGTAGTGAGCGCAGAGTCCGACTGGTATTTTGATATTGATACCGCTAAAACTGTGGTGTTCTACGGAAACTCAAACGACTCTTGTTACCAATCTCAGGTCACTGACCCTTATTTGTGGCTGTACCGGGCCGATGGTGCGTATGTAGGCCATAATGATGACGGTAACCACAACCCCCAGACTCAGTGTGTGTCTGCTAAGCTGACCGTATACCTGTCTGATGGGACTTATCGGTTGCGTGCTGGCTACTATCCATCCATACAGGGTATCGGATTTAATGGGGGGAACAGAGGCGGTTCCTTTGATTTGATTTCTGAAGTCAATTTACGAACCACACTTACCGCACCGACTACCACTACCACTACCTCTACCACTACGCTGCCCCCAACTACGACAACCATACCGCCAACGACAACAACAACTACCACTCTTCCCCCTACAACTACAACTACAACTGAGCCGCCCTTTATTGGACCCCCGATGAGTCTTACGGTGGTGGACGATGGCGAACAAATTGTATTGGACTGGGATGAGCCAAACGTGGGTAACGTACAACCTGAACGCTATGCTGTCAGTTGGCGTTTTCCAACTGAAGGCGGGTGGGCTGTATCTTCTCAAACCACTGATGCGGTCATTAGTTATGATCAAATTGTTTCAACTGGTGGTTTTGGTGCTGACTATGTGTTTAGTGTGCGTTCTGATAATGATACAGAGGGGATGTACTCAGGCTGGTCGAATGAGGTCACTTTAACAGTTGAGGGACCGCCGCCTACGACGACTACCACTACTACGGTTCCCCCGACTACGACAACGACGACTACAACTACGACCGTACCTCCGACTACGACAACGACGACTACTACGACCGTACCTCCGACTACTACCACAACATCCTCACCGCCCACGACTACTACATCAACTACAATACCTGTAGCGACAACAACGACGTTGCCGCCTACAACAACGGAGGTTCCGCCATCAACGACGACGACGACAACCGTACCCCCTACGACTACTACGGTAATCCCAACTACAACTACTTCTACGACCACTACTACTACGACGACGACGACGACGACGCCCCCACCACCGACGACTCTTCCTGCTGAGCCTGAGCCTGAGCCAGAACCCGAACCCGAACCCGAGCCTGCGCCGGAACCCGAACCTGAGCCGGAACCCGAACCTGAGCCGGAACCCGAACCTGAGCCGGAACCTGAGCCGGAAGTCGTCACCATCAACGGTGAAGAAGTTGACGTTGAAGATTTCTTTGAAGAGTTCGCCGTTGAAGAAGAGTACGAAGAGCTAGCATTAGACCTCAACAGTCTTGGTATTGATATTGAGGGCGTAGAACTGTCTGAGGTTGACGAGGCTGAAGAAAAAGTTGTTGAAGCACTTGACGCCATAGACGAGCAGCTAGCTGAAGATTTCTTGGATGTTGTTGACGGTGAAGTCACAGTCGAAGAGGTTAGCGCACTTGTGTCAGAAGCAAACTTTGATGAAATTTCTGACGACGGTAAAAAGATTCTTGTCACCGCCCTGAATGACGCTGGAGGGGAAGTCAAAGAAGAGTTTGAGGACTCAGTTAACATCTTTGAGGATGACGCTTACAACGAGTACGTAGCAGATGGGTCTACCGTCGATACGGAAACTCGGCGTACCGTTGTTGCAGCTACGGCAGCGGCCACTGTTGTTGCAGCGGCAGCATCTTCCGGCCCATCTGGTCCTGCTGGCGGAGGTGGCGGAGGTGGCGGTGGCGGAGGCGGAGGCGGCGGTAGCAGCGACTCTGGCGGCGACAGAAAAAGTTCAAGAAGAAAGACTCGCTGAAAGGAGGCGATATGAAGTTGGTTGAAAAATTAATTGGTGCTGTCAAACGAATGGGACGGGAAATGCTTTACCTCGGCTGGACCTTGGCGGGAACAGGCTTGGTTCTCGTCACCCTATCGTCCACGACACTACATAGAGGTATTTATATCTCTGTTGCAGGGCTAGGGCTGCACCTACTAGGAACTGTATTGGATTACATAGATGATGAAAAGGAAAGTGATAAAAATGAAGAATGAAACACGTAAACTGATTGTTAACACCATAGGCCGCATCTTTGCGGTTTTTGTTATGAATGCTATGGCTATCATTGGCGGTGCAAGCTTTATCGGTGGTATTGAGCCGTGGAAAGCTGCGTTTCTCGCTGGCGTTACAGCAACCGCTACTGTTTTGCAGAAGCTGGCTGGGGCTTATGCTGATGATGGGGTGGTTACTGCGGACGAAATTGATGCCGCATTCAGACTCGCACCAGATAAAGTTAAATAACTTTTATAATTGTCCTCCTATCATGTTATATGAGGTATGGTACAATATAAGAGAGACAGATTGTCTTGGTCATAGTCCCCTAACAAGGAGAACAGTATGGAAGTTAGTATTTACAAGCAGGTTGCAGAACGTGCCCTCATGACATTTGCTCAGACGTTTTTGGCAATGTTTGTCGTGACTGACATGGCGTCAGCTAAGGGTGCTGCCACCGCAGCAGTTGCCGCCGCTCTTTCAGTGGTGAAGTCATTTGCCGCTACAAAGGTTGGCGACCACTCAACTGCCTCGGTAGTCTGAGGTAGCACACAGATCGCTTGAACAAGCGTGAAGTGATGCTGTAGAATACAACTGTTAGGGGACGAGTTTTACTCCTTTTGTGTAACCCCCTAACTGGAGAGTTCCCTGGTTACTGATGTGACCGGGGTTCTTTCTTTTTACGGGAGCGTTTTTTCGGAATGTGCTTCAGCCGTTCGATCCTGACAGACCTCCATTGACTATGACCGGCTGAGCCTCCCCAAACGTCAACCCACTCACTGTTGGTGTTGGTGTTCCAGACATGTCGTAAGAATACGAACTTGCCTTGCTCTCCTTTTACTCGGCATTCATCGCCTTTGGATAGCGTTACTTGTGGCGACATTTGAAATGTCTCACACACAACCCATCCTTTAGGCGGGCCTACGGGTTCGGTTGTTTTTGCTTTTTTAGGCATAGTGGTTTCCTCCTTGGAATAGGAAGGCTACCACATATCCTACGGTCTGTCAAATCGAAGCGTAGATTGCCTTCGCAATTGTTTCCCGTACATCTTCGTTTTCATCAAGGTACGCCTTGGTATTAACCCGCCCCTGTCCAATGTTCGTGCCCTCGTAGGCGTACCACGCACCCTTCTTATCAAGGATTCCCATTTGTGCAGCGATATCTACAATGTCCCCGGTTCGGCTGATACCTTCACCGTAAGCAATCTCAAACTCTGCCTGCCTGAATGGGGGAGCGACCTTGTTCTTCACAACCTTAACACGGGTCTTGTTACCGACTGCTTCGGAAGCGTCCTTCAGTGTTTCAATGCGTCGAATGTCTAGGCGAACAGATGCGTAGAACTTTAGAGCCTTACCGCCAGTGGTCACTTCGGGTGACCCAAACATGACACCAATTTTTTCTCGCAACTGATTAATCATGATTAGTGTGGTCTTTGAGTTGTTCAAGTTTGCAACAATCTTACGCATAGCTTGAGACATGAGTCGTGCGTGTAGTCCAACATGACTGTCACCCATTTCGCCTTCAATCTCGGCACGGGGTGTAAGGGCTGCTACCGAGTCCACGACTACAACGTCTAGGGCACCTGATTCAATCAACTTGTTCGTGATGGTCAGCGCCTGCTCCCCGGTGTCTGGCTGAGCAACGAGTAGAGAGTCTACGTCGCATCCGATTGCTTTTGCGTAGATTGGGTCAAGGGCGTGCTCAGCGTCGATGAATGCACACTGCCCGCCGTTCTTTTGTGCTTCAGCAATCACATGCAAAGCTACCGTGGTCTTGCCTGACGACTCTGGACCGTAAACTTCAGTGACACGCCCTCGTGGGAGGCCACCAACACCGAGCGCTAAGTCTAGGGCGATTGATCCTGTTGAAATGGTCTCTACGGCCATTGAGGCGTTGTCCCCGAGGCGCATGATTGCACCTTCCCCAAACTGTTTTTCAATCTGGCCCAGTGCGTCTTCAAGAAGTTTAGATTTGTCCATAAGCGTATTGTATGCTTTCGCTGGTCTTGAGTCAAGGGTGCTGGTACGATATTTGTATGAGTAAACGTGGTCCGAAGCGGATGGTAACTCAAGCTGTTCGTTTGGGTGAGTATGGGAAAACTAAGTGGCACATCGAACTTGACTGTGGGCATTCCGTGGAAAGCTCCCGTAAGCCCAAGATCAATGAAGATCGTCTATGCTGTAAAACGTGTGGCGCTCCGCCAGCGCCTGTTCCTTTGATGCAGGTTTTAGCAGAGGATGGAGAGTTTTTTGAGCCATACGAACCTATGGACGAAATAAAGACGAAGGCAGTAATTGCGTCTAAGGTTGGAGTCCCCTTGGATCAGGTGGAGATTGTCAATGGCACAGCTACTGTCTTCTTGGACGCTCAGCAAGTGAAGATGTTGAAGTCTTCCTCTGCTTAGTCTCAGCCTGTCGGTGTATGTGTTTGGGTATAGAACACCTACCCTATCGTGTGGAGGTTGACGCCGCCCCACGATAGCCTTAGGCAATTCCCGTAGTGTTATATAAGTACTGTTCACTTCATGGACCCCAAACACCGCCTATTTTTTCAGCGATGCCCACTCTCCCTAGATATGGCTCTAGTAGCCCGTGTGCCGGAACTGCGTGGGCGCTTGCTTGTTCCGAATCTGTATCTCAAGTCTTGATGCTCTCCGTGCAGTGACTGGCATTCCGTCAAGAATGGTGTTCCAGTGTATCGTGCGATCCAAATCTTTACTCTGTGATACAGACGTGCCCGTCTTATCAGTAGTTAACCAGTTGCGTAACGAGTGTTACCCTCCGGTCCTTCAGTGAACGTTTATGTCATCGGGGTTCCCCGGTTTCAGTCTTGTGGCAGGTTTCTCCTTTGTAGGTTTGCTGATAGGGTAGTCCTCTGCGCTGTTTGTGTCAAGTGTGGTTTTGGGTTGATACCTTGACACTGTGTTTATACAATATGCTTGTGATGAAGGATACAGCATGTTAAACGTCAAAGCGCCCGAGTGGTTTAAGGAGACTCCTTGTGTCGGAGAGGATAGGTTGTTCTTTTCGTCGAAGCCCACGTTACGTAGAGAGGCTATTTCTATGTGCGATAAAGTTTGTGGTGTCAGAGAACAGTGTTTACAGTTTGCATTAGACAATCAGTTAACAATTGGAGTTTGGGGAGGTCAAACGGGTCCTGATCTAGTTCGTTTGCTAGAGGGGTCTGAAGATGTTCACCGGGTATGACGATTTTGATCCCGATGTATTAGCGGTTTTAAAACGTGGTGATATCAAGATTACGTTTGTTAATGCACCGAAGACAGGTATTGACGGCAAAGACTTCTCTGTTATTTCCTGGACTATGGATCATCTGACTATTGCTATTTCGGACCAGTATCTTAATAATGAAATAGATGAGTTTGTCGCTAGCGGTATTTATAAAATGCTGGGGAGTGAAGCTTCTGATGATGAAATGCAAGAGGCCGTCAAAGACAATGCTATCCGGCTCTTTTCGGAGAAGCTGACGATGGTGTCGGAAGAGGCGATTTCGTCGGTTAAGAATCCTTTAGAGTTCAGCGTTGACTATGCCTTAGAACAACTGCTGATTGATCCAGAATCATAGCCTTGACCTGCGGTGTTAAATCGTGTAAACTAGCCGTAGTTACTATTTATTAAGGAGACCAGATGTCAGATTTATCTGAACCTATGTCAATACTACACGAGGTTCAGTCTTTGTTGCGTACCCTTGATGGTAGCATCATTAAACTCAGCGATGATATTGAATCCGCTGACACCACTGACTTATTGCAGTTCGCTACTGACCTGCACGCTGTTAAGTCGTTTGGTACCCTACTGTTCAACGAGTTACAGTCTATCGTTACGGAGCATGTTGGGAACCTGACGATTCCCGTTGATGTAGACGGGGCAACGGTTGAGATTAAGTCGGGGTCACCTCGTAAGACGTGGGACCATAAGTCGCTCATTGACGATGTTAGCAAGCGGCTTGTGGACAGTAGTGTCGATTTGACGACAGGCGAAGTCGTTAAGACTCCCACGGATATGATTCGTGAGGCGCTAGAGTTTGCAGGTATTTCTTATTGGAAGGTATCTAAGTTAAAAGAGCTTCATTTAGATGCTGATGATTATTGTGAAGTTGGCGAAGCCAAAAAGAGTCTAGTTATTAGGAGAGACAAGTGACATTATTTGAACAGCTATCGGAGCCTTTTGATCCTGCGGTTGAACGGCAATTGAAGAAGGGTGGGGCTAGTCTCACGTATATTCCTGTCAGCGAGGTTATTACTCGTTTGAATAGGGTGCTAGGTGTGGACATGTGGTCCTATGAGATTGTCTCGTGTGAGCGTGATAGCCTTGATCCTGATTTTATTGTTGCCCACGTTCGTCTTAGCGCTACGTTTGTTCCTACAAACGAGGCACCTGCCCTAACCATCGTCAAGGACGGTATCGGTGGGCAGAAGATTAAGCGCACCAAGGCTGGCGACATTCTTGATCTTGGTGATGAGATGAAGGGCGCTGTTTCAGATGCCTTGAAGAAGGCGGCGCAACACTTTGGTGTTGGCCTGTATCTTGCTCGTTCTGAAGAGTCCATGAGTCTGGAGCATGAACAGGATATGGCTGATCAGCCTATCTCACCGGAGCACTTTGAAAAACTCCGAGAAGTTCTAAACAATCAGGCGGAGAATGTCATTGAGGCGTGCCGTGCGCATTGGGTGGAGGTTTCAGGCGGAGTTGAGTTTGCTAATGAGCATGTGACTCGTGACTTGCTTAAGGAGATGTTGACCTTTGTTAAGTCGGCATCAGAGCAGGCCACGACAGAGGGCACAGAAGTAGAACCAGAAGGCGATGCAGGATAGCTTCGACTTGGGGCCACTTAAGTACGACTACCCGAAGTACATGTCCCCTAGTTCTATCAGCACGTTCCAGCAGTGCCCTTTGAAGTTCAAGTTTTACAAACTGGATAGGTTACCTACAGAGTCAACTGAAGCGCAGCACTTAGGTTCTTTCGTTCACGAGGTGCTTGAAGAACTTTTCACTTATCCACGGGAAGAGAGAACAGAATCTACTGCCCGTAAGTTAGCCCGTGAGCAGTGGGACAACAAGTGGTCGGCAGAGTTTCATGCACTTACAGAAAAGTGTGATGAAAACGAGTTCCGTTGGAAGGCGTGGTGGTGCATTGAGAACTATTTCGGTATGGAAGACCCTACGTCGTTTGATGCCGAAGGCATTGAAGCAAAGATGGACGGAGATATCGACGGAGTACCATTGTTCGGGATCATTGACCGCTACACAATTGAAAACAACAAGTTAGTCATTTCTGATTACAAGACTGGCAAAAAGCCTCGCAAGCAGTACGAGTGGGAAAAGAAGATGCAGATCACTATCTACAGCATTCTTCTTAAGGCACAGACTGGGTTGGAGGTTGAGCGGGCAGAGTTGTTGTACGTTAAGTCGGGCAAGTTCGCACGTTACAATGTAGACGAGGAGCTTGAGAACGCTGTCCGTGTGGAGGTCCGTAAGACGTGGGATGAAGTTAGGACAATGTGTGATTCTGGCGAGTTTGAAACTCGGACTGGTCCCCTGTGCAACTGGTGTGACTATCAGTCAATTTGTCCTGAATTCGGCGGGAGATGATCTATGTCCCAGATGCATAACTTTGCAATTATTGTATCCGAAGATATCAAAAACAGTGCGTCACAGCATGATAGGGACTTTATTCGCCTGCCCGAAAACCTTTCAATGTGGAAAGACTGCTTGTTAGAAATCATCAGCACGGTTTCAGAAAAGATTAACGAACTGGAAAGAGACATCAAGTCTTTGCGTTCATCGTATCCAGATTTTGTCACTGATCCGGCTGCGGGGATGGAAGATCAAAAAAGTAAGTCAGAGCGGTTCAGGTTTTATGCTGAAAAGCGATTGGCCGAAGTAGAGCGATTGACGGCTCTAGGTCAGCCTGCTGATCCCTCTCTTTCATTAGCTACGTTCTTACGAGATGCTATTTTGGCACATAAGCAAATGATTGAGTCAAATGACTTGTCTACTTCAGCGGCTGACGACTGCCTGTACGCTGCGCTTGATGGGGTGTGGAAGTTCTAATGAAAATTGGCTTTGCATCTAATGACTGGTCACGCTCTATGGTTTCTCGTGATCAGACGCCTGTCATGGGCGGGTCGGGGCACATTCGGATTGGGCAGTATATTTTACCTTTGCGTAAAAAGGGTATTGACGTTGCTGTGGGGATTCTTGCACACAACTCTATGACTGGAACGTTTGGGATTCATGCCTTTGATGGTTCTGGAGATCACTTTGATTGTGATGTGATTGTGATGCAGCGGTACATGCATAAGCAGGTGTTACCTGATATGAAAAGGGCGCAGGATGCGGGTCAGATTATTATCAATGATGTTGACGATTGGTATTGGGGTTTAAGCGAAAAGAATGCAGCGTTTGCTGCGTCTAATCCTAAGTTGAATCCTGACGAAAACATTGAGTGGTACAAAACTATTTTACAAGAGTCTGATGCAATTTTTGCGTCTACTCCTTTTCTTGAGAAAAAGTTATTGGACTGGAATGATAATGTGTGGCTTCATACAAACTATGTCACTACTGCACAGTATAAGGATGTTCCTCCGTTTGAGTCACCGAACCCTCACAAACTGGTTGTAGGTTGGATGGGTTCGACTGCCCACAGAAGCGGTGACTTAGAGATACTTAAACCGTATAGTGCTCAGATAACTAGCTTTGCGTCCTTTCATCACACGGGTGATATCAAAATTCCTAATGTTCCCCGCTTCAATAGGGAAATTGGGGTGAGCGCTGGTATTGTTGAAACATCGCCGTTCCTCCCACCGTATGAGTTGCAGGATGGATTTTTATTTCAAGTTGGGATTGTCCCACTTACAAATATCCCGTTCAATCACGCCAAGTCCTATATTAAGGGGCTGGAGTACGCCGCAGCGGGTATTCCTTTTGTGTGTTCTTACTCGCCACAGTATGAAGAACTAACTTCAGCACATGGGATAGGGTTGATGGTCAATGATCCGTCAGAGTACCCTGAGATGCTTGAGCGCTTCCGAGATCATGACTACCTAAGAGATACTTCTAAAGATATCCGCAAAAAGGTAAAGAAGTTTGATATTCATGTTGGGGCAGCGCACTTGTACAAAAAGATTCTGAAGATTCATAAGAACTATTGGCGTCATGAAAAGGGGTAAACCGCTTCGGCGCACTCCCCTCAAGCGGGGAGACAGTCAGTTGAAGCGCTCTCCTTTGAATAACCGTTCAAAGAAAATGAGCGATAAGTATGTGGAGCGTCGGTCACTAGTTAAAGAGTTATTGAGCGATCAACCTTACTGCGAAGCGTGTTTAATCTTTGCAGTAAAGGACGGTAAGCCGGGGGTGATTGGAGTCAATCACTCTATGGACATCCACGAGTTAGTTAATCGTTCTCAAGGTGGAAGCATTCTACAGCGCATCAACCTACTAGCAGTGTGTCGGCCTTGTCATACTAGAATAACAGTTAACCCCAAAGAGGCTGAGCTACTTGGCCTACATTTAGAAAGCTGGTGCAATACTGATCAGCACTTTCATGAAGCGAAAAGAGTGAGAAATGAATGGAAAAACGGAACTGCTGCAAAACCTTATTGGTTCAGCAACTGAAGCACATCCAGACTTATTAAATGATATTAACTTATTGTCAGGCGGCTTTGCTGACAAGGACTTACCTTGGCTTGATAGAGAAAGCGTTGGCGACTCACTTTTAAGTCAGGTAGCGGAGACTTGGCGTACTGATGGAGTTTTGGTGTTGGAGTCGTTCATGCCTAATGATATTATCGACACGTACAAAGAGGCATGGGTTCAGCATAACCGTGTCAACTATGACAGGCCAATGGGCTATCCAGGGGAATGTGCATACTATCAAGTCCCTAGCCTAATGGAGTTGGCTACTTACAAGCCGCTTCACGACGTTCTGGAACAACTGATCGGTGATCCAATGGGGATTCATTTGAATCTTACCGGGTGGAAGTCTACCACCCGTAACTGGCATCAAGACGGATACCTGAACCCTGATTCTAACAACGATCATTATCTTGCGGTATGGGTTGCGTTGGATGACATTCATGAAGACTCTGGTCCTTTTGAGTTTGTTCGGGGCAGTCATGTGTTACCACGTATCACACAAGAGGGAGCTAAGCAGAGGATTCCGGTTAGTTTACGTGACGATCCAGCGTGGCCGAGGTATTCGGAAGAGTTCCTTACTCCCATGTTTGAAGACATTCTGACTCGTGGCGGGCTAGAGAAAGAAAAGTTTATTGCCAGCAAGGGCGACGTTCTTATTTGGCACTCCCGCTTAATGCATCGTGGTACTGTACCCAACAATCCTGATCTTTGGCGAGAGGCTGTCATTTTGCATTATTCTGGGATTTCTCATCGACCAGATATGCCGGAGGCTGAACAGTATAACGACGGAGGCTGGTTCTTTCCAATTTATCAGGACATTGACTTTTAATGCCTGCGGACTATGGTAAGAGCGCAAAGGCAAAAGCCACTAAGCTACATAGCCTGTATGTACGCACTAGGGACAACTTTACTTGTCGTTGGTGTGGTGTCACTAAGGAGAGTGGAAAGCAAATTCAGTGCGCTCATATTATTTCTCGTAGCATTTCTGCGACTAGGACTGATGAGAGAAACGCCTTGGCGCTGTGTGCCTCGTGCCACTGGGCGCAGTCGAAGAACCCACTTGTTTGGGCACGGTGGTTGGAAAACGAATTGGGGCGTAAGTTTTTAGACGAGTTACTTGAGCGAGGTGTTCCGGGTGTTAAGGTTGACTGGAATGATGAAGTTGACCGACTGAAAATCGCCCTTGACGCTTTGCCTGATAGTAAGTAGACTACCCTTATGAACACTGTACGCAACAAGCCAATTACCCCTGTAGAGGTTGAGAGCGAGTTACTGCGCCTTACAAGTGAGATTGAGCATGAGACAGAAGCGTTTGAAGTTCTGGCGAAAGACCACGCCCAGAAAGAGGCTGCATACAAGAAGCAATGGTTTAAAGAATACCTTGCGTCGGAAGGGGCTGTTAAGCAGAAAGAGAGTTGGGCAGGGTACAAGACCAGCGAGTTATATTATGATGCAATGGTCGCTGAAGCGCTCGTTAAGGCTAAACGAGAAAAGTTACATTCCTTACGCACGGCGTGTGACTCTCTACGCACGATTGCGGCAAATGTTCGATCACAGTCAAAGTTTTAATTATGTCTACCGAGTATTACAGAGGCGACCCCAAATACAAAGACACTGTTGAGTTTCAAGTATTTCAAGACAAGATGAACGCTGGAGAACCTAAGAAGATTCTTGAGGTTGGCGTAGCAAGGTCAAACCCCAACGTATGCACGCACCACGAAGCGTTGTTTACTAACGTTAAGTCTTACGTAAAGACGGACTTTCAAGACGACGGTATTGATGTAGATATTGTTAGTGACATACATCGCCTGGAAGATACTTTTGATACAAGCTCGTTTGATGGGGTATTAGCAAGGTCTGTCTACGAGCATGTAGAAAAGCCTTGGGTAGCTTCTGCTTCTATCAATAAAGTTCTCAAGCTTGGCGGTCTGGCACATATTGACACGCATCTTACGTTCCCGATACATGGTTACCCTAATGACTACTTTAGGTTTACTACCGATGGCCTAGTGTCGTTATTTGATGATAGTTTCGGCTTCAAGGTTATGGCGTGTGACCACTACTGGCCCGTTTCTCTAGTTTTCTCAGGAAATCAACAGGGCCTTCCGGTATGGGACGAGTATGCAGCGGCTCATCGAAACTTTTTACACGTTAGTATTGTTGCTAAAAAGATTAAGGATGTATAAATGATTCACAATATTACTGAGAACATTCAGGGGCTTGCTGTAGACATCGACTTACTTATTCCCTTGGAAAACAATGCAAGACGAGGAGACGTAGACGCAATTATGGCGTCGTATTCTAAGTTCGGGCAGGTGAAGCCTATTGTCGCTGTTACGGGCGATAACGGTGAACTTACGGTGATTGCGGGCAACCACCAACTAGAGGCAGCAAAGCGATTGGGCTGGCAACAGATTGCGGTGTCTGTTGTTGATATGTCAACAACAGATGCGTTGGCGTTTGCTCTGGCAGACAACCGGATTTCAGAGTTGGGTGTAACCGACAACGACTTACTCTACGAAATGCTAACAGATGCCATCGGTGATCATGAAGACTTTTTTGAAGTTCTAGGATGGGACGACTTTTCAGTTGCTGCTATTGAAAACAGTGTAATTGCTGATCAGCTTGGAGAAGTGATTGATCCGAATGGGGGTTGGACTCCGCCCGAGATTGTTATTAATGATATTACTTCCACAGAACCAGTTCAGACTCCGACGAGTGTTGACCGTCCTGCATCCGACCCGACTACGTTAACCCCAACTGCATCGACAGAGAGTATTGTCACACAGGGCAGCACTGTTACAGGTAGTTCAGGGACAAAGAACGCTGCTATTCAGTTCACTCTCGTGTTTGAGAATGCTGATCAGCAGTCAAAGTGGTATTCCTTTTTACGGTGGTTAAAGGATCAGCCTGCTTACGACGGTGACACCACTTCAGAGCGTCTTCTGGACTTTATTGCTCAACACTCTCCACGAGGCTGACATGGCACGGCGTCGAATGTTTCTAGACATAAATTGTGTTGAGGCTGCGAGAGAGCGGATGCGCCATGTCTATGACACGTTTGATACAGTCTGTGTTCAGTTCAGTGGTGGCAAGGATTCTACTGCATGTTTGTATCTTGCAAAAGAGATTCATGAAGAACGTGGGCTTGGGCCAGTTAAAGTAATCTTCCGGGATGAAGAAATGCTTTCTCCTGCGGTAGAGGACTATGTAAAGCGTGTCAGCAACTACGACTGGGTTGACATGGAGTGGTACTGTTTGCCTCAAGGTCAAGAGTTGTGGGTGCTGGGGCGCAGACAATATGTATTGTTGTGGTCAAAGAAGCGAGAGCGTAGTGGGCGCTTGTTCAGACCTTTTCCTGAAGGGTCACTTAGGGCAGAGCACTTTGGGTTAAACCCAGAGAAGGCAATTCCCCGTAAGATTGACGAGTATACCATGCACGGTAAGAAAGGGCGAACGGCATTTATCACTGGAATCCGGGCTAATGAGTCTATGATCCGTTACCGGACAGTGACACAGAAGTTGAATGAAAACTATATCAACCGACCTTTCAAACTTTCCAAGGCCATCCCAATGCGGTTCGCTAAGGTAATCTATGACTGGACATCTGACGATGTTCTTAAGTTCATCCACGAAGAGCATGACGGGGAGTACTGCGACTATTACGATTACGCAGCGATGAGTGGGGCTAATCAGCGGGTGGGTATCCCTCTTCATTCAGTGGCTGCTCGCCGTCTGTCGGATGTTTTGCGCACTGAACCTGACTTCTATGATGAACTGTATAGATGCTTCCCTAGTATTGAGGCACAGCGTCAGTTGTGGGCAGAGTACGATATTGAGGCGGCTATTGACTTTTACGCTGCCGAAGGATGGAAGGGCGTCAAGCACTGCGTTGATGATAATGTGCTAACACCAGGTCTTCATAGGGCTGCATTGGTGTATGCCAACAACTTCAAGAAGAAGCACGCCACAGATTCATACGGGTATCCAGTAGATCATTTGATTAGAACTTTGCTTTTAAACTCTTTCATGGGTTCCCCTAGCCCGGTTGGCCCTAAAACAAAGGCGCACAATAAACGTGTTGCGCTATTAGACGAAGAGACTCAGCAGTTAATGGATGCGGACAGTCTTGACATTCAAGACGACACTCGGTAGAGTAACGGTAATGGATTATTGTAAAACCTCTGAGTTAACCCCTGCGAAGTGGTCGTCTGCGTGTTACATTGTTGCACCCGACTACAAGCGGCTATTATCGTCTATAGACACATACGGTATTCTCAGTCCAATTGTAATTCAGAAGAATGGTACAATCATTGACGGGTACCATCGCTGGATTATTGCAAACGAGTTGAAGATTAAAAAGGTTCCTGTTGCTGTAGTGAAGTGTGACGACGTGGAAGCTGTACTGCTACACATTGACATGAACAGATACCGTGGGATTGTGATTGCCAAATATTTGTCTAGGTTGATGCAGCGTGTTATGCAGTCACAGCGCTATACCGAAGAAGAATTACGCACAAAGTTAGGCATGACCTACGACGAGTTTGATGTGTTGCTGGATGGGACACTGATCAAGATGCGTAAAATTAAACAGCACACGTATTCCCCTGCGTGGGTTCCTATTGAATCCAAAAACGGTGAAGACCTTCACATCGAACGGCCCACGGGTCATTCCGAGCAAGCTTAGGAGACTAACATGGAAATGAATGCATATCAAGCGGCAGCACGGGAAACAGCAGTATTCCCCCCGGATCAGGGTATTGTGTATACTGCTTTGGGTCTAGCTAGCGAAGCGGGCGAAGTGGCAGACAAAGTTAAAAAGGCAATCCGAGATAAGGATAGTGTTTTTTCGGAAGAGGTTCAGAATAGCATCATGAAAGAACTGGGTGATGTGCTGTGGTACGTTTCTGGTCTTGCTTGGGAGCTTGGGTATACTCTGGATCAGGTAGCAGACGCTAATATCGCAAAGTTGTCCAGCAGATATGACCGGGGTAAGATTGGTGGATCGGGAGATGACCGATAAGGCATGGTCCACCCTTGTAACTGGTAGGGCAGCGGACGACGGTACATACGAAGTTGATGATATTTTACGGAAGGGGCTAGCCGACTACTTAGTAGTTACTAACCCTATTTTCGTATATGACCGCTTTCAGGACGCTTATGTACAGATTCCCAATCGCTTTGCTACTGGACGTGAAGTAGCGTGTGGCGCAACCTGTCGTTTAGACAGTTGGGAAGTTGTCAAAGATCGTTACGAGGTTGAGCAAAACCGTAAGATTTTGTCTCGGGCTATTTCTTTAGTCAACAAGTATGGTGATGCTGCTAAGTTAATGGGCTGCGGTGTGTTAGACGACGGCCGTAAGTTTTTTGCGGTGGTTCACACGGGGTCACTCTCTATTACCACAGCTAACAATGATACAGACGTAGTTGATTCATACGTGATCGTCATGTCATCACATGATGGTAGCATCCCAATCTGCTACTACAATCTTGACACTCGGCGCAACACTCACATTGTCTACAGATTTAACGCCTCTAAAGAGTACGAGTTCAGTGTCCGTAAGCGCCATACGCCCAGTGAGGCTGACTTAGATGGCGAAGCTAGAGAGGTATTGAATATGCGTGCTTCGTGGTCGCAGCATGTTGTGAACAATATAAGTCATATGTCTGTTCCGGTTTCGCAGACTTATATTGAAAGCGCACTGGAAACTGTGTGGCCTCTTAAGACTGCAAACACAGAGAAGAAGCGGGAACACATTGAGTCAGTTCACAGTAGGGTTAAAACGCTTTATTCGTCTTCGCACAACAGTGGTTCTTATGGGCCTAGTAAGTGGGCTTTATTTAACGCCATGACTGAGTATATTGATTTCCATAGAAACATCCCTGATAGGGAGGCGGCGCAGCACGCTTTAGAGATTGATAACTTTAGCCATCGACTAAAACTGGAGGTGCATAAGTGCTTGAGTTCATAAGTGACGACTTTGCTCTTATACACAATTTCTCACCAGACTGCGAAAGCCTTTTACATATGGTTGAGAATCCTCGTGACGGTGAGATTATGGAGATGCCTGATCGGTGCTACAATTTCTTTACTCGGCATCTTATCAATGGTGGCAATCCTGACAGTCTGGAAGATCAGATCATCTTGACTTATTCGCAGTCTATAGCTGATGCGTTAAAAGAGGCGTTTGACTTTGATGCTGTGGTGAATAGTTCGCTACCTGCTGTGATCTATCCCGAGGGGTGCGATATGGGTTTACACGATGACTTGTATCATAACTCGGATGATCCTGAAAAGCGGGAAAACGTTCATGTCTTTAGTTCGGTCCATTACTTGAACAGCGGCTACGACGGGGGCGAGTTAGTTTTCCCAGAGATGGATATTGCCATCACCCCTGAGCAAAACCTATTGTTATTGTTTGCATGTCGCTACAAGCACAGGGGCAACCCGGCAACAAACGGCATTAAAATGTCGTCCACTAAATTTTGGAGAGATAAAAATGCAGAATCAGCAGTTTAGTCCTAGCGAGCAAGAAAACTTTGTTATTGCAATGACCCAACTAAAGAAGGGTGGGCATTATGTCGAACTAGGTGCTTTCAATTCCCACGAGGGTAGTAACACCCGTATTCTTGAAGAGGATTTCAATTGGAACGGTGTGTCGTTTGAAATTGACCCTGAACGTAAGGAGCAGTTTACTTCCAATAGAAAGAACCCTTGTTTTGGTGATGCGTTGAGCTTTGACTATACAGAGTATTTCAAGTCACAGGAGTGGCCTAAGCAGATTGACTTTCTGCAAGTTGATATCGACAACGGGTATGATCAAGCTATGCGACCTGAGGGAAGTCCGTACACTTCTCTGCTTGGGCTAATTTCTTTACCTCTTACTGTTTATCGGTTTTCGGTTATCACGTTTGAGCATGATGCTAACATGTACTTTCGGAACCAATCTATTCGTGATGCACAGCGAGAGATTCTAGACGCCTTAGGCTACACATTAGTTGTTAGGACTATACACGAAGACTGGTGGGTTGATCCTACTGTTATTCAGCCAGATATCTACAGGCAGCAGTTGAGGTGGGAAGTTCTCTAGATGATGATTTCAATCTTGCGGCGAATGCCCATACCGAGTCCGGCGCACAGGTTGAAGGCGTGGGTGGCGGCGTCAACTTGATCGTCGTGGACTCGTGCTTCGGGGAAGGACGACAGTTCATCAATGAAGTCTGTGGTCCAGTCGCCTCGTATTAGACGCACGTTACCGTTAGCTACAGCCGCCGCAAATGGCTTTGCTCTTGTTACTTTGTCGCCTGTGGCTCGTTGCCCTGAGAAGGTGTAGCCTGGCAGGACGTACCGAGCGTATTGGTCCACTAAGTTTTTACCTGCTGATCCTGGTTCTTGCTCCATCTGGATTGTTATCTCAGGCCCGTCCTCTTCAGCAGTTTCTTTAATAAACTTTTCAACTTTTTCACCTTTCGCACGAATGCGGCGTACATCTAGGATGTAAAAGACACCGTTATCAAATGCTCCGAGGCATCCAACTGTCCAGTCAGGATCAGGATTAGAATTAGACGGTTCAGTTCCGGCTAAGTCCCAGAAGCGCACCACAGTTGTGTCTTTACTCAAGTCCGGCATTTCGCTTGGTTCAATGACCTCAAAGCTACCACGGTCAAACATTGATCCGAGTGTGGTTGCCCACCAGTCACCAAACTCTAGGCGCTTTCGTTCGATGGGGTCTAGCTCTGCGAGCATGGTGCGGTAGGAGTCTGGGTCAATTCCGGGGTTATCAGTTAGCATTGAGGGAATAAAGATACGTCCCTTGGTTTTACCTTCAACTAGGAAACGCTGACGGACCCAGTTAGGTGCAGGGTTAGTTGCACAGCGCATTCTGAGAGGGACTGAAGCTAGCGGACCACTTGCGGGGCGGCGTAAACGTGAGAACATGTACCGGTAATCTGCTTCTCTGATTTCGGTAACCTCATCCATTCCGATGAACTGAAACTCTGAACCCTTGTATCGCAGATAGTCGTTGATGTTATTTAGGTAACCGAATGTTATTCGTGCCCCATTGGGAAACGTTGCAGTGTACGCATTTGCGTTCCAGTGTACATCATCAAACTGCATAATCCATTCTCTGAAACGGTCCATTAGAGCGCCAGGTAGGGCAAGGTCAGCGTATGTGCGCCTAAACAAGATAGCACTGTAGTTTGGGATGTCCACGTATTGTAGAGCGGCCATAATCAGTGCCGAGGATTTGCCCCCACCTGCGGCTCCACCAAACATTACTTCTTGTCCTTCTGACCGGAGAAAAACTTTTTGAGTTAGCGAGGGTTCTTCAACCCAGTATTCAGATCGCTTTGGTTCTAAATATGCTTTGATTTTTTCCCAGTCGGGAGTCTCTGTGGACATATCTGCTTGTCTCCTAGACAAATAAACGGTACAGTATACCTATGAAGAATCTTCTAAATCGTTCTGGCGCTGCTCATATCATGATGGGCGCTGGTATACTACTAATAGGCTTTGGTATTAGTATACTCAGTTTGGGGTGGGGTCTGGCAAGCGCTGGCTTTGCTTGTGGAATTTACGGCTATCTCTTAGGGGCTGAATAATGGCGTGGAACTCAAGTTCAAATAAATCTCTTCAAGATGCAATCTCGGGGCAGCAAAAGGCTGCTTCTGTTTCGGTAGGCGCACCAGTCTCGTACAGCCCGTCGTTGACCGGCAATGATCGTGGGTATCACGATGGTTGGGATATCACTAAGGCTTATAAAGAGGGTGTGTCTAAGGTTACTTGGGTGTTCCGCTGTATTGATGTTATTTCATCAAACCAGGCACGTCTACCTATGATGTTCCGCAAAGACAACAATCCGTTTGGTGAGGTTGTCGGGGATCACTCTATGTTGAAATTGTTCAACAACACTGCAAATGACGGAGAGAACGCTTTTGCCTTCAGGTATCGTTTATCTTCGCAGTTGCTGATTAGTAGCCGTGGTGTCTTTGTTGAGATTGTTAGAGGACGTGGCGGTAAGCCTATTGCGTTACATCTGCTACCCCCACAGAACACTTCGCCCATTCCCGATGTAAACAAGTTTGTGAAGGGGTTTGAGGTTCAGATTAGTGCGATGGAGAAGCGTACTATTAAACCCGAGAACGTTATCTGGATTCGCCGCCCGCATCCACTAGACCCTTATCTATCTATGACTCCGATGGAGGCAGCGGGTGTTGCTATTGAGCTAGAGAACTTGGCTAAGATTTATAACCGTAACTTCTTGATTAACGATGGACGACCGGGCGGGCTGTTGGTTCTTCGTAGTGAGATTGCTGACGAAGATAAAGAGGAACTTCGTTCCCGGTTCCGTGGCAATATTGGTCGTGCAGGGTCGGTTGGTGTCATCTCATCGGATGACGGTGCAGATTTCGTAGACACTGCTGCGAGTCCACGAGATGCTGCTTACGTACAGATGCGTACTATTACAAAAGAAGAGATTCTTGCTGCGTTTGGTGTACCTGAGTCTATCATCGGTAACTCGTCTGGTAGGACTTTCTCTAACGCTATGGAGGAAGGTAAGGTTTTCTGGATGGAAACCATGTCTCCGCACCTTGACTTGATTGCTCGTTCCTTTGATAAGATTGACGACTCTTTCTTTGTGGATTTTGATGTGAACAACGTTCCCATTCTTGTCCTCGCTAAGCAAGAGCGTGAGCGTCACCATCTGACAGAGTTTCAGACTGGCTTGATTAGTGCCAATGAATACCGTGAAGCGTCCGGCAGGAAAAAGGTTGTTTCTGACATTGCGGACTCTCTCCTTTCTAACCCGAACCAGACCCCAATTGCAAATACAGAAAAGCCCATGAATGATCAGGGTACTGTCGAAGAGGGTGTGCCGTTAGATGTTCAGGCACAAAATGCTCAACAGTCCGTGGTCACAGAGTTTAGCCCAGAAGAGGGCGGCTTTGTTGAAGCAGGTACTGTAACAGGTACTGAAAATATTGAAGCTTCTGCATCACAAGTTCCAAGCGAATTAGAAGGCGATGAAGCGGAGGGTAAGAAGAGTGCCCCTTTTCAGCAGGTCTAAAGTTTGGTGACCTAGGTAGATACACAACTTGGGAAGAAAAAGCTCTATACAGGGTTGAGTCGTTAGAAGATCAACTGTCTAAGCAGTTAGACGTTATTATTGACGCTCAAGAGCAGACAGTTCTTGATGCCATTAACACGCAGGCCACATCAGCTTTACTGACATTAGGGGAAGACGCCAACTTCGCTTCAATTGTCCCCATGTCGGCTTTAGCTGTAAGTACCATCCCTCTCACAGACTCAATGAAAGACATTTACCAGCAGGCGATTTCTGACAATATAGAAGAAGGTTATGGGGAATCTGTAACCGCAGAGCAGGCAGATGCCGCAATCTCTGAGCACCTAGCCACGGTAAACAATTTCAACTCCACGACACAGGATCAAGTTGAAGTTTCCTTGGCCTCTGCATCGTTAGGGCGTGACAAGGACGGTAATGATCTAAACATTACTTTCAAGATTATTTTGGCTACGGTGCTTATTAAAGCAGTTTTCAATAAATTGCGAAGTAATCGCAAATCTATGATTGTAGACTCGGCTGTTCTTGGCCCATATAACCAAGGACTGTATGATTCTGCTGCTAGTGCCGATACTGGTCTGAACAAAGAGTGGATTTCGTTGAAGGACGAGAGCGTGCGGATCAGTCATCGACAGTTACACGGTGATAAAGTCCCTGTTAGTAGTGCCTTTTATGTGGATGGGACTCCGATTAGATTTCCGAAAGACCCATTGGCCCCTCCGGGCTTGACAATTAATTGTCGTTGCGTGTTAAAGTTTACGAGATAATATATAAACCCAACGCACACTTTTTATATAAACCCTCTCTAATGGTTCAGTTGCAGAGTGTACTATATGAGTGTCGCAGTATTCTTAAGGAGAGTCATGACCAATTTAATTGAGCAGTCAGATGTTGCTGAGAACACTGATCCCGATTTTGATTTTAAGGCAATTTCCGGTCAAATCGGCATTGACAAAGCACAAGGCGTGGTTGAAGCGTTTGTGTCTGGTATTGGTAACAAAGATTCAGTCGGTGACGTGGTGGTTTCCGGTGCGTTTAATGGCTCTCTTAAACGGCGTAAGCCTCGTGTTGTGTGGGGCCACGATTGGAACCAGCCTATCGGTAAGGTTCTGGAAATTTATGAAGTTCCCAAGAGTGATCCTCGCCTCCCAGAAAAGATGAAGCAGGCAGGCATCGGCGGGCTATTTGCCAAGGTTCAGTTCAACCTCAACACCGAGCGTGGTCGTGAAGCTTTCGCTAACGTAGCTTTTTACGGTATGGACCAAGAGTGGTCAATCGGTTACAAGACAATTACAGCCGACTTTGATGCTGGGCGTCAAGCAAATATGCTTAAAGAAGTTGAGTTGTACGAGATGTCTCCTGTTCTGCATGGAGCTAACCAACTGACTGGGACAATTTCTGTCAAAGACGACAGTGAGGGCACTGTTGAAAAGGGGGGAGTATATAGCATGGATGACGACAAAGACGCTCCTTCTAACCGGGTGGACGCATTGTCAGCGATGATGGGACGTATGCTGTCTCAAGCGCTCAAAAAGCCAGTTCAGATTGTAGAGATCACTGGTAACTCTGTTGTGTTCCAAACGGGTGAGGACATGACGTGGATGGCTACTTTCACTCGTGAGGGCGACCGTATTATGGTAGGCAAGCCGACTCGTGTAAAGCCGACGACTTCTTACACCCCCGTTGGTGATGAGGCCCCACCAGCAATGATGGTTAAAGACCCGGACGAAAAAGACGCTGAAGAGCCTGAGGGGGTCCGTGCTGATGACGACGAGCAGGGGACGTGGGCTACGCCAGACATTGCGCTGGCATGGTCGAAGACTCTAGGGTGCTCAGGGTATCACTCCCACGGTGGAGGCTACATGCCGTGCGAAACGCACGAAGAGTATGAGGAAGCATTGAAGAAGTTTGATGGGAATGCTAACATCAACTCACACAATAACTATTTAGCAGGTGTGGATGTTGATGAAGCCAAGGATGCTGCTTGCGGTTGCGAGTCAGAGAAGGACGCATGTGCTTGCGATACCTTGGAGGAGAAGGGCAGCATGATTCGTTATCAGAAGCCTGACTACTTGAAGGACCCAATGGCGTTATTGCTTATGGCTTACAATGAGATGCTAAAGATTCGTGGAGCAGGCGATTTGCGGGAAGCAACGTTGAGCTTAATTAGCGAAGTTGAGAACTTTTTGACGGAGGCTCCCATGTCTCGCCCAATGGAGCAAGGGGAGAAGGCGACTTCAGGGTTTATTGTGCATGTTAAGTGTTCAGAGGTGGAGTCGTTTGATGTTAGCAGTGCTGTTGCACAAGTGCCGGTGTTTGCGTTCAAGTCGGAAGACGGCGTTGACTTGCACTTCTCGGCAAAGGTTGAGCATCAAGAGTTGCTTGAGAAGGTAGCTTCAGCGCTTGCTGTGCTTTCTTTTGAGCCTAATATTTCAGTATCCAAGCCCGAGGACCTTGACACTGCTGCCGGTGTTGAGTAAAATACTCAAGAGCAATAGGAGTTCAAAATGAGTGAAAATATCAATGACGACCTTGACAAGTTTGAAGAAATTGAAGCACTTCTTTCTGTTGAGGAAAAGGATGCTGCTGAAGACGAGAAGGACGATGCTCCTGTCTTTATGACTGAAGTTCTCTTTAAAGAGGCTGTGGAAACAGGCGACCTGCTAGACGAGACTGCATTTTCTGCGCTTGATCCTGAGGATCAAAAGGGCTATGAGATGATCAACGTTGTTAACGAAGAGACTAAAGAGCCTTTGGGCTGGATGTTCCGTTACAAGGCTGACGATGTAGATGAAGATGTCGAAGTCAAGGAAGACGCAGAGGCAGAAGTCGTTGCTGATGAGACTGACGGTGAGTCCGTTGAGGAGATTACAGACTCGGTTGACGAGAAGACCGCCTCAATCATGATGCAGATGGTTGCTGATGACGAAGAGAAAATGCCAGAAATGGTCATGACTGATTCCCGATTGAAGCAGATGGAAGATGACGACGACCTTATTAACGAAGAAAAGTATGAAGGTCTTGACGATGACGCCAAGGATTCATACGAGGCAGTAGAAGTTGTTGATGAAGATTCTGGCAAGGGATATGGCAAGCGGTATCGCCGCCGTAGCCCGCTTGAAGTTAGCGCCATGCGTAAGGGTGAGGCGTTAGAGAAGGCCGATGAGACTCCGTTAGAGGAGAACGTTGTTGAAGTTGAGGAAAAGGGCGAGATGGCCCCCGAAGACATGTTTGACACGGAAGAAGAGGCACTTAAGCGTGCTGCCGACTTAGGTTGTGAGGGCACTCATGGTGCTGGCGATAAGTTCATGCCTTGTTCAACTCATGACGAGTGGGATAAGCTGAGTTCCGCTAAGCCTAAAGATAAGCCGGAAGCTTCTCCTGAAGCGGCTCCTGAGGCTGCTGAGAAGTCAGACGACTTCCTGTGCGGGTTCCAACGTAAGTCTGTTGCTCAGCCGTGCGATTTCTGTCAGGGTGGTTGCGCTCCAGAAGACGGTCTGCCCGGTTTGGCAGAGGTTGAGTCAGTCGTTAAAGTTGCGCACCCTGGTGAAATTGTTGGATCGGGTTATTCATCCACGGATGATATGTTTGTCATTGACGTTAAGTGCGAGGATGGAACATGCATTGAAGTGTTCCTGACAGGCGAAGGCGACGAACTTGGTTGGTTGCGTGTTGACGAGAGCCTGGTAGAAGGTAAGTCAGCCGAGGAACTGAACATCATTTCTTCATCTGACGCAGAAGCCGTTGCGGTCAAAGCCTTTGATGATATGGAGCTTGACACCTTGGCTGAAGTAATGGGCATCATGGTGGACGTATTCGCTGATGAAGATGTGTACGTTGTTGAACTTGACTCCGATAAGAAGAGCTTTGACTTCTACGTTTCTGTAGAGGGTAAAGTCTTAGGCTACGACGAGTACGACACGATTGAGGACTTTGCTTATGACATGAGCGAAGAGGAAGAGATCAAGGCACTTGAAGCCGAGCTTGAAATCAAGCGCATGTACTCACGTGAGCAACGTGAGGCAATGGCTGAGTCTGGTGAAGCTATGGAGGATGGATCATTCCCGATTGCTGACGAGGCTGACCTCAAGAATGCCTTGGCCGCTTTCCAGCGTGCTAAGGATGTTGACGCTGCTAAAGCCCACATTGCTAAGCGAGCAAAGGAGTTGGGTCTTGAGGAAATGCTTCCTGAGGGCTTTGCTTCCAGTGAGGATGAAGCTCCCGAAGCTCCTGAAGCTGAGAAGCCAGAAGCCGAGGCAGCGGTTGAAGGCGAAAAGTCTGACGACTCCGAGTTGCTTTCCGCTCTAGATGAGTTCCGCAGTTTGATGGGAGACGATCTTTCCTGATTGGGGGTTAGGCTATTATGAGACCCGCAGAAGTGGGAAGCAGGATTAGCCTCGCTAACGAAGCCTTACTTAATGTAGGGTCCAGGATTGTTTTAGGCTCCACGGTAGACATCGAAGCGGTAGAATACCTAGAGGACGATGGCGTAATTTATGAGTTTAGACCGTTAGAGAGGTTTGGCGATTCTGATGCTGACTGAAATTGAAAGAGCAGAGGTTGGAGCCTTTACCCTTAAAGTGGGACCTGAAGTCGGGCCTAACGCTGATGCTCTGACGAGTCTTACTCGTGGACGAGGGCCACGTAGGGGTAACCTAGAAGACCTCTTGAAGTACTGGCGTCCGATCATGAAGAAGCCTGGCGGTTTTCGCCGTTGTGTCGTCATCCTCATGGATAAGCCTCAGTTTGGCGGCAAGCCTCAGCGAATCTGCGCTTGGTTGCACCACGAGATCACGGGCAAGTGGCCCAACGAAGGCAAAGGCAAGGGCAAGGGTAGCCGTAAGCGTCGTGGCCGTAGTGTACGGCGTGTTAGCAGTGCGGCTCGTAGGGGAAAGTCTGGGGAACTCTCTTCACATAATCAGGTGATTGAAGTGTCTCCTTTGCGTATCGCAATTCGGGAGTCTAGAGACTTTGGTGGCGTGCTGGTTCAGCCTATTGCGGGTCGCCAGGGCGCAGTCGATATGAAGGCTGCGATGTTTTCTACGTATGCCTTAAAAGTCCCTGTCAACGAGGCGGTAAATGAAAAACGAGTGGGCATTTTTGGCGCTAACTCTCGTGCAGGCCAGGCCGCTCAAGCGGCTGGTAGTATTATTCTTCCGGGCGACATTTCAGATATTCGTAGCCCAATCCGATCACAAATTTATGAAACACTAACACCCGGTGGCGGTCGTGGTCGTCCGGGTATTCCTAGCGCTAGGCGTTTGATTGGTGGGCTAGGGCGTCGTGGTAGCCGTAGCACTGGTGGTGTGCGTAATAAGTTTAGGTGTCCTCCCGGATTCCAAAAGGGCGGAACCTTCACAAACGCTCAGTTCAGTACCTGTGGTGCTCAAATTTTGGGTATT